AAAGTAATCGCGCAGGGTCATGCCTGCACCAAAGGCTTGGATTCCGTCCTGCTCGTCAACACCATTGATGTTGACTCTGGCTGTTGGAAACGCTGGCCCACCTGTGTTTGTGTTGCTCATGCTGCCTCCTGCACATCTTTGATATGTTTTTCAATTGCCTTAATTGAGTGGCTGGCTTGGCGCACATATTTTTCAAACTGTTCAAGTTTTGCATCATCCATTTGATGAATGGCCATGCTTCTGATGTGTTCCATGTTGGCATCAAGTTGCCCTGTCCAAAAGGCAATGAGGCCCAATGATGGTTTGGTGTAATTGCTCATAGTTGCTCCTTAAAAAATATGTTCGTTGGCAATCCGCTGGATGACTTGTTTGTAATAGTCGCGGGCGGCTTCGGTTTTTTCCTTGATCTTGGATTCTTTGACCTTGTCGCGCTCGTAGTTCACCAGCGTAACCCGCAATTCAGGGTTAATGTGGTCAACATTGTGAAGCTGTGAATCTTCGTAGCCAATCAGGTTTTCAGGCGTGGAAACAAGGCAATAAGCGATCTGGGCATGGTCAACATCCCAGAGCATCATGTATGCAGCGAGTTGCCACATATAGCCCTTATCCTCGCCTTGTTCGGCAAGCACGGGGAAGGTAGACAGCGACCAGGATGACTTGATATCAATAATCTTTGACCCTGTGAAAATGTCACACTCACCTGTCACCCAATCGTTAACCTTACGCTCAGTGTTCTTGGCGTAATCCGTGAATAAAACCGAGTTGAGCAGAGCAATTGATTGGTCTTCCACCTCAATGCCCTTGGTCATGTATTTGGACGTGATGCGCTCATCGAACCCGTAAACAGCCTCTTTAGCCATCTTTGTGATGACTGTTTTAGCACCGACAGACAAAACCTCATCTTTGCCTTTGGGGTCGGTCATAAGTTCACCCAGACTGGATGCGCGAAAGATCAAAGGTTTATCAAACATTGGCCAATGCTCCAATTAATGCTTCTTCTTGTTCTTGAGTCAAAGCAAAAGTTTCACGCAGCTTGTCGGTGGTGTATTCCCCGGCTTTGATTCGCTCGACCGCCTTGGCAAAACGAGCATTTGTCAATGTTGGTTTGACTTCATGTGTCTGATAGTCGGCATCTTCCTTGGCTTCTGTTGGAATGCTAAACGCCTGAAAGCAAGCGTATTTATAAGCCGCTGACATGGCTTTGTTTGTTGCTTTGTCTCCACTGTCCATTGCCTCGCCAAACGTCTTTACAGTGTGTTTTGTGCCATCCTCGGACGACACAAAATCAAACTCAGCCTCGACAGTGATGTAGAACAATGCGCCTCCGTTTTTGGACTGGCGCTCGACACATTCACGGGCCAAAACACGGGGCAAGATGCACAGGCCATGCTTTGCCAACAATGGGGCAATGGCGTTGTAAACGTCATCAATACCCCGGAAGTTGTAACCCGCGCCCTGTGAATTTCGTTTGTCCTTGACAATCCCAATGGTTGCCAGTTCAGCTTGAACTGCGTTGATTGCTTTGTAGACTTGCATCGTTTCTCCTGTGGTTGATTGTGGTGAAACGTATCATACACCACTAAAAGAAAATTTTACACAACCACCCACAAAAAAATCTTTTAAACGTGTTGTATTTTTGTGATAGCATCGCAACCATGAAAAAAGATACGACCTACTACTCTCAAGTCCTTGCCTATGCTCACAAGATCGAAGGGTCTTACAGGGCACTGGCAAAGACACTAGGCGCACCCAGCGGCCCTGCTGTCCAGGCATGGCTAATCAATGGAGTGGCTTACAAGTGGCGACCTGTGCTGGAAAAAAAGTACGGTCTTGCTTTCAGAAAGAGCCTAAGTGAGTTGATTGCTTGATGAAAGGTTGTTAAAATTTAGGCAGAGGGTTTAGGTGTTGTACGGACTAGGTACAAATACATCTAAGCCCTCACAGGCTGACCCTTGAAGGTCTGGTGCTAGTCCCACCAGCTTTCAAGGGTTTTTTTTTGGAGCTTCACAATGCCCACTCGATACCTTAAACCCGGTGTCAGAGATAGCGAATCAATAGAGGCGCTTTCTGCACATGCGGAAATTCTTTATTACCGCTTGATCGTTACGGTAGATGACTTTGGCCGCTATGACGCACGGCCATCAATGGTGAAGGCAGCTTGCTTTCCAATTCGTGAATCAATGACTGGATCAAAGGTTGATTCTTTGCTCAAAGAACTTTCAGATCATGGCCTGATTGTTGTCTATCAGGTAGATGGCAAGCCATACATACAAATGTGCAAATGGGACAACATACCCCGTGCAAAAGAAAGCAAATATCCATCACATGAAAACGACTGTACACAGATGTATGCAAGTGTATGCAACACGAATACAGATGCGCCTTTAACCGTAACCGTAACTAAAACAGAAACTAAAACAGAAACCGTAGTTGCGCCTAGCGGCGTTTCTGATTCTGTTTGGCAAGATTTTGTTAAACACCGGAAAGCCAAGAAGTTGCAAGTCACACAAACCGTCATTGACGGAATACAGCGCGAAGCCAAAAAAGCAGGCTGGATGCTGGAATCAGCGTTAGCTGAATGTGTGATTCGTGGATGGCAATCGTTTAAAGCTGATTGGGTGAAAGACAAAGAATTGAGCAAGACGGGTCAAACAAACCAATCCGTCATGTCAGGTTTAACTCGCGGTTTAGTTGGAGGGGGTCAAAATGTCGGATTACTTGGAAACTGATTTTTGTGATGCTGATAGCGGCCTTGATTACATCTTTGGCTACATGGGTGCGATTTATGGCGCATCGTTTAACCGACATTGGGAAGGAATGGACGCTGGATTGATTCGCCAAGTCTGGAAAGACCAACTAGGACGATTCTTGACATACAAGCCAAGCCTTGATTTTGCAATGAAGCACCTTAACGGCGACTTCCCGCCTAGTGCTATAAAGTTTCGAGACTATTGCAATTCTGGCCCTGATATTCCGACGAAGCCAATGGTGCAGATCACACGGCAAAAGACACAGGCAGAGATAGAAGCATCTGAAAAGGCAAAAAAAGAGGCATTGCAAAAACTTGCTGAACTTCGGCGTAGTTATGGAGAATGAAATGAGCAACCCATTTGAAATACTTGAACCGACCTGCATTAGCTTTTCTGGTGGCCGAACTTCGGCTTATATGCTTTACAAAGTGCTAGAGGCTCACGACATGAGCCTGCCTGAAGATTGTGTTGTTTGCTTTGCCAACACAGGGAAAGAGGACGAAGCGACCCTGAAGTTTGTGAACGACTGTGCGACAAACTGGAATGTTCCAATTGTTTGGCTTGAGTACCAGGATGCAGAGGAAAGCAAAGACAGATTTAAGGTGGTAACTTTTGAGACTGCCAGCCGCAATGGTGAGCCATTTGAAGCTGTAATCCGTAAAAAACAATATTTGCCTAACCCTGTAACAAGGTTTTGCACCATTGAGATGAAGATCAGAACAATTGCAAACTATCTTCTTTCGATTGGCATGTGTGAAAAAAGAAGTCATGGTGAGTACATGTCTTGGGTTGGAATTCGTGCAGATGAACCACGCAGGGCGGCAAAGATTCCGAGAGACAGAACCCCGCTGGTTGCCGCTGGCGTATCAAAAGAGATGGTGGGCGAGTTTTGGCGCAATCAGTCTTTTGACCTTGAGTTGCCAAACATCAATGGCGTGACCTACCACGGCAACTGCGACCTGTGTTTTTTGAAGGGTAGCAGCCAAACCATGAGTCTGATTCAGGAAAAGCCTGAACGAGCTATCTGGTGGGCAAAAATGGAGGCGTTGGCGTTGGCGTTGGCGTCCCGTCCCGATGGTGCGCGTTTTCGTAAAGATCGGGCTAGCTACGCCCAAATGATGGAATTTGCCAAAGACCAAACAGACTTTTTTGGCAATGATGAAACGATTCCTTGCTTTTGTGGAGACTGACCATGACACACCAACAAGCAATGAAGATCTTAGACAGAGTACGAGAAGGGGTTGCTTACCCTGCACACGTAATAACTCAGGCTTTACGCCTAACAGGGGATATTTGTGAATGAACTACACCGAGAGCTTTCAAAAGATAGTCGAGAGCTTTGCACAATCAGCCATGAACCCGGCATACATCGACAACGCCAGACACATGGTGAAGGAATTGCAAACCCAATACCCAAGTGTGTACGGTGGTCTGGGTGCAGCCGTAGCAGAGCGACTCAAGTTATTGAGAGAACAAGAGAAAGATGGGGCATCAAATGAACGCACTTGATAAAGCTGTTGATTATTTGAGAGACCACGCTGGTGACTATGCCGTAGCCGAAGCCCAATTGGTCTACATGACCGAGCTACGCAAGACCATCAAGGCCGAACTGATGAAGGAATACGAGCTAGACGGGCATAAAACATCGGCAGCGCAAGAGGTTCAGGCTTATTCAGATCCGCGATACCGTGGACATTTGATGGCGCTGAAAGAAGCCGTAGAGCAAAGAGAACGCACACGCTGGATGATGATTGCAGCTCAGGCCAGGATAGAAGCGGAGAAGGCGAACATCTACGCAAACAACCGAACCGATAAGGCGATGCGATGAAAAAGTGCAAAGTCTGCAAAACAGAATTCAACCCAACCAGACCCATGCAAAAAGTCTGCTCCCCAATGTGCGCCCTTGAGGTATCCAGACAAGTCGCCCAAAAGAAAGCCGCTAAGGAAGCCCAAGAAGACCGCAAGAAGACCCGAGAAAAGCTAGACGCCATGAGGACTAAACCCCAATTGGTGAAAGTCGCTCAAACGGCGTTTAATGCGTTTGTAAGGGTTAGGGATTCTGACAAGCCTTGCATAAGTTGTGGTAAAAAAGCAACAAACGAATCAAACAGCACAGACGCCGGACATTTCCGGAGTGTTGGTTCTGCGCCACATATGAGATTTGTGGAGGATAACTGCCATGGCCAATGTAAGCACTGCAACCAGTACTTAGCCGGAAACGTCCTTGCTTACCGAAAAGGACTGATTGAAAGGGTAGGACTGGCAAGAGTTGAGCAAATCGAATCCGATCAGACCGTGAGAAAGTACACCAAAGAAGGCTTGCAGGAGATAGCCAGGCACTACAACGCAGAAACAAGACGGCTTAAAAAAGATGCAAAATAATTGCAAAAAAATCTTGTAACAATGTAAAATAAACACATCCGCGCTGGCGATGTAAAAGGCCAGCATCATCATGATGGGGTTCACTGTTTGGCAACGATACGGTAAGTGGTGCGCTACCCGCCGACAGTGCCCCACCATGATGGTAAGACGAACTCCGGGGATTCTCGGAGAGTCAACAACGTGAAGCACGGTACTAGAGAACGGGGAAGCGCGAATCACCCGGAAAGAGTCGATCAATCCGTGTTCTTGTCCACAAAGCGGCGAGGCCATCAACCATTTAACCCAAAGGAGTAACCGTGAAAACCCTATTCACAATCGCAGTTCTGTTCTTTTCTTTCGCAGTCCAAGCCCAAACCACTACCAGGTGTGTAAAGAATTGGGATGGAAGCTACACCTGCACCACTACCCGAAACGGTGGGTTTTGATGGTTAACCCAGCGGATAAAGTGGAAAAGTGGGACATTACCCGCCTCACGCCCTACGCACGCAACAGCCGCACCCATTCTGATGAACAGATTGGGCAGATCGCGGCCAGCATCAAGGAGTGGGGTTGGACAACGCCAGTTCTAGTGGATGAGCAGGGCAGCATCATTGCCGGTCACGGGCGCACACTTGCCGCACAGCGCCTCAAGATGACCGAGGTGCCAGTCATGGTGGCCAAAGGCTGGAGCGATGCCAAGAAACGTGCCTACGTCATAGCCGACAACAAACTGGCGCTCAATGCAGGGTGGGATAACGAGCTGTTGGCTTTGGAGTTCAGCGAGTTGCAGGGCATGGACTTTGACCTTGACCTGACTGGCTTCACAGCCGAGGAGATTGCGGCGCTGATGCCAGAGCAGATTGAACCTGGCCTGACCGATGAGGATGCGGTGCCAGAAGTTCCAGAGCAACCGGTCACTGTGCTTGGCGATGTTTGGATTCTTGGCAAGCACCGGCTCATGTGCGGTGACTCTACCAGCATTGATGCGGTGGATGTGCTGATGGATGGCGCGTCTGTTGATATGGTTTATACAGACCCGCCTTATGGGATTTCGATCGTCGGTGAAAATGGTCATGTCGGCGGTGGGAAACTTGCCAAGGTTGGAACTTATGCACCTATCGCAGGAGACGACACTATTGAAGTTGCTCTGGAGGCGATTCAAGTCATCAAGACGCTTGACGCAGCAGTTGAGATTATTTGGGGTGGTAACTATTACGCCAATGCGCTTGACAATTCGTCATGCTGGATTATTTGGGACAAAGACAACACAGGAAACTTTGCAGACGCTGAGCTAGCTTGGACAAATCAAGATACCGCCGTGCGGATATTCAAGCACACTTGGAACGGAATGATTAAAGGTTCTGAGCATGGGCAGAAGCGAGTTCATCCCACACAAAAACCGATTGCGCTTGCCGAATGGTGCTTTGACCAATACGGCTCAAAAGCCAACACAGTGCTTGACCTATTCTGCGGCTCTGGTTCAACACTAATTGCCTGCGAGACAAAAGGCAAGTCGGGTTACATGATGGAACTGTCGCCCAATTATTGCGATGTCATCGTCAAACGCTGGCAGGACTTCACTGGCAAAATCGCAGTTCACGCAGAAACTGGACAACCTTTCGCGGAGGTTAAAAATGACAAGCAAGAAACAGGCCACTGAAGAAAAACCGACACAAACAAAAGGGAAGAAGGGTGGCGCACGCTTTCCAAACGGCGGTGGAGCGCAGCCAGGAGCAGGCAGGCCAGCCTTTGAGCCGACCGATGCCGAGCGCAAACAAGTCGAGGCACTGTCAGGTTACGGCTTGCCTTTCGACCAGATTGCAGTCTTGGTGCGTGATGGCATTCACATTGATACGCTTCGCGCCCATTTTGCCAATGAACTTATCAGCGGCAAGTCTAAAGCCAACGCCCAGGTAGGGAAAACCCTATTCCAAAAGGTCATGGCAGGCGACACCACGGCAGCTATCTGGTGGAGCAAGACCCAAATGCGCTGGGCAGAGACCCAAAAGCACGAGGTGACCGGCGCTGATGGTGCGCCCCTAGAGTTCCGAGAAATCAAGCGAGTGGTCGTCAAGGCATGAGTGTTCTCCAACTCCCCACCCCAGAATGGGCGCTTCCCCTTCTTAACCCAAGCCGCTACAAAGGCGCATGGGGTGGCCGTGGTTCTGGTAAATCGCATATGTTTGCCGAACTGATGATTGAGGCTCACATCATTGACCAGAAGCGGCGCTCGGTTTGTGTTCGTGAGATCCAGAAGTCCCTGAATCAGTCGGTTAAACGATTGCTCGAAACCAAGATCGAGGCCATGAATGCCGGGGCTTACTTTGAAGTCCAGGAATCTGTCATCAAATCCAAGAAGGGCGACGGGGCGATCATCTTCCAGGGTATGCAGAACCACACCGCCGACTCGATCAAGTCGCTGGAGGGCTACGACTGCGCTTGGGTGGAAGAAGCTCAAAGTCTGAGCCAGACCAGCCTCGACCTGCTGCGACCGACTATCCGCAAACCCGACTCAGAACTCTGGTTTACCTGGAACCCGCGCCAGCAATCCGACCCGGTGGACTTTCTTCTTCGTGGCCCAACGCCACCCAAAGACGCTCAAGTTATAAAGGTCAACTTCACCGACAACCCGTGGTTTCCTGACGTCCTCAAGGATGAAATGGAATACGACAAGCGGCGCGACCCAGATAAATACCAGCACGTTTGGATGGGTGGATATTTAACAAACAGTAATACCAGAGTATTTAAGAATTGGAAGGTCGAGGAGTTTGAAGCACCACCAGACGCCATCCATCGGCTTGGGGCGGATTGGGGTTTTGCCGTTGACCCCACCACCCTTGTCCGGTGTCACATCATTGGCCGCACCCTCTACATCGATTACGAGGCCTACATGGTTGGCTGCGAGATCGTGAACACCCCAGAGCTGTTCATGACCGTGCCAGAGTCAGAAAAGTGGCCTATCGTTGCTGATTCAGCTAGACCTGAGACGATCAGCCACATGAAAAAGAACGGCTTTCCAAAGATCATGACAGCCGTAAAAGGGCCAAGATCGGTAGAGGAAGGCATCGAGTTTCTTAAGAACTATGACATAGTGGTTCACCCCCGATGTGTTCACACTATTGATGAATTAACCCTGTACAGCTATAAGACAGACCCCCTTACGGGGAAGATTCTTCCCGTGCTGGAGGACAAGAAAAACCACGTTATCGACGCCTTGCGTTACGCTTGCGAAGCCGTCCGCCGGGCTGGTGCAGCCAAACCCGCCATCTTCACACCATTGCCGAATGTCAAAAAGTGGTGATTTTTTAAGCGCGGTGCGATAATTTGCCGAAATTGAGGAACCAACATGGCCCGAATGAGCAACGACCAACGCCTCGCCAACCTTCACGCAGAAGCCCTGGCGCAGTTTGATGACGTACAAACCGCCCTGCGAGACGAAAGACTCCAATGTCTTCAAGACAGGCGTTTTTACTCGCTAGCAGGATCTCAGTGGGAAGGCCCGCTTTGGAATCAGTACGAGAACAAACCTAAATTCGAGGTTAACAAGGTCATGTTGGCGGTGATTCGCATCATCAACGAGTACCGCAACAACAGAATCACGGTGGACTACGTGTCCAAGGATGGCCAGGAAAACGACAAGCTGGCCGAGGTTTGTGACGGTTTGTATCGTGCAGACGAGCAGGCATCGGTAGCGGATGAGGCCTACGACAACGCCTTTGAGGAAGCAGTCGGCGGTGGAATCGGGGCATGGCGTTTGAGAACTGTCTATGAGGACGAAGAAAACGACGAAGACGACCGCCAGCGCATCAGGATCGAGCCGATCTTTGACGCTGATAGTTCTGTTTTCTTTGACCTCGGTGCTAAACGACAGGATAAGTCAGACGCCAAGTATTGCTTTGTGGTCACTTCAATGACCCGCCAAGCATATAAAGACACCTGGGGCGACGACCCGACCGACTGGCCCAAGATCATCCACCAGTATGAATTCGACTGGTGTACACCTGATGTGGTCTACGTGGCCGAGTACTACAAGGTAGAGGAAAAGACCGAAACAATCCGCATATTCCAGAACATCGCAGGCGAGGAAGAACGCTACACACAGCAAGACTTCGCCAACGACGAAACCCTGGAAGAAACACTCGCAGCCATCGGAACGGTTGAAGTCCGTCAGAAAAAGGTCAAGCGCAAGCGGGTTCGCAAATACATCATGTCTGGTGGCAAGGTCTTGGAAGATGCTGGCTACATCGCGGGTAAATGTATTCCCATTGTCGTGGTGTACGGTAAACGCTGGTTTGTGGATAACGTCGAGCGTTGCATGGGCCACGTCCGCTTGGCTAAAGACGCTCAGCGCCTAAAGAACATGCAACTCTCCAAGCTCGGTGAGATCTCCGCACTGTCATCGGTCGAGAAACCTATTCTGACCCCCGAACAGGTCGCAGGTCATCAGGTCATGTGGTCTGAGGACAATCTGAAAGATTACCCTTACTTGCTGATCAACCCGATCACCGACCAGAACGGCAACCAGGCTGTATCGGGGCCAGTGGCCTACACCCGCGCCCCCAACATCCCGCCGGCCATGGCCGCGCTCTTGCAGATCACTGAAACCGACATGCAAGACATCTTGGGCAATCCTCAGGGCGCTGACAAGATGGTCAGCGGAATGTCAGGCAAAGCCGTGGAGATGATCCAGACCCGTGTCGACATGCAGGCCTTCATCTACATGAGCAACTTTGCCAAGGGCATGAAGCGATGCGGGGAGATTTGGCTTTCAATGGCCAAAGAAATTTACGTCGAAGAAAAGCGCAAGATGAAAACCATAGCGCCCGATGGACAGACGGGCATGGCCGAACTTATGCGCCCCACAATCGACCAAGAAACAGGCGAGGTCGTTTTAGAAAATGACC